TATTAGAAGATGCTATCTTAATCTATCGTGTACAACGTGCGCCAGAACGTAGAATGTTTAAGATTGACGTAGGTAACATGCCTAGTCACTTAGCAATGGCATTCGTAGATAGAATTAAAAACGAGATTCATCAAAGACGTATTCCAAGTATTCACGGTGGACAGTCTGTAGTTGATGCTACATACAATCCACTATCAATGAATGAAGATTACTTCTTCCCAGTTACATCAGAAGGTAGAGGATCATCTATCGAAGTTCTCCCAGGTGGACAGAACTTAGGCGAGATCGATGACTTAAAATACTTTAATAATAGATTAGCAAGAGGACTGCGTGTACCTAGTTCATACTTACCCACAGGTCCTGATGACAACACAACACCTCTAAACGACGGTCGTGTTGGTACTGCTATGATACAAGAATTTAGATTCAATCAGTATTGTGAAAGACTACAAAATTATATCTGTCAGAAACTTGATGATGAATTTAAATTATTCTTGCGTTGGAGAGGTTTTAACATCGACACACAGATGTTTGATCTATCATTTAATCCTCCTCAGAACTTTGCCGCTTATCGACAAAGTGAATTAGATACAGCAAGAGTTAGTACTTTTGGTGCAATGGAAGCATTTCCTTATATCTCTAAACGTTTTGCACTAGAAAGATTCTTAGGATTATCTGAAGAAGAAATTAATAAGAATGAAAAACTTTGGGGAGAGGAAAACACTGAAGCACAAGATGCTGATCCATCAGGTTCTGATCTTAGAAACATTGGAGTATCTACAGGAGACTTTGATGCAGATATGGATACTAGTGAAGAAATCGAAGACCAAGAAAACTTAGAAGACTTTGGAGACATGGACGTTGCAGGACCAGTAGGAACCCCGGGTACAGCAACTGGTTCAGTCGAAGGCGCTGGAGAAGTAGGCGGAGCCCAGGGAGTTTAGTGAAACTCAAACATATTATTACATCTGGATGTAGTTTCGGTGATGCTTATACTTCATGGACATGGCCTCATGTACTAGAATCACATATCAAATCATTAGACCCTAATGTAACATTCGATCACAGAGGCATGGGTCATCAAGGTCAAGAACTCATACAAAAGAAAACAACAAATGCTATTATAGATGCAATAGATAATGGTATTGATCCGTCTGAAATAGGTGTTGTTGTTTCTTGGAGTGGTAATGATCGAAAAACTTGGTACATAACAAACAAAGATTATATTGGTGATATCAAAGATCACTGGAGTACATCCGGTGGAGATATGTGGGACGTACAATTTTGTAATCTCAAAAATAATAGAGAAGGCGTTGAAGTAATAGAATATAATAATAAAAACGGAAACTATTTTGTTCAATACAATCCTAACGGTGGTTGGTATCACTCTGCATGGAATCATAGAGAACCTAAATTTATCAATGATTATATGATGTTTACTGAACCTGTTATTGACAGAGATTATGATAAACATAACATACATTCATTGCATCTTGCATTAGAAAATATGATTATGTTGCAAAATACATGTAAAGTACACGGTATTAAATTTTATCATCAGTATTACATGGATCACACATACAAAGATATTGAAGCCTGTAAAGATCATCCTATCATAGAATATCTTTATAAACAACTAGATCAAACGATTAGAGTAAAGCCTGCAATACATGAATATGTTAAACCTTTTGGCATGACAATATCAGAAGAAGATGTGCATCCTAATGAAGAAGGGCATCAGAAATACTTTAATGACATTCTAAAACCCTTTTTAGAAGAAAAAAACTTTTTTGAATAAATATTAATATGAAATTATTTGAAATGTTCGATGCGGCAGTACCAGGATACCAAGAAGTTGGTGATGACAACTCCAAACCTATTTGGAGAACTTCTAGGAAAACAAAATTAACATTAAGTCAAATTAGAAAGTTACGTAAAATGTTAGATGTTAGAAATTATGAAAAATCAAAACATTTGACCAAAGTTAGAAATCAATATGGTGCAAAACCAGATCCAGAGGCTGGTCCTAGTATCTAATTTTTGTAATCAGAAATTGTCTGATTTTATCTATTCTTACCTCAAAATCATCAAAAACGCAAAAAAGTAGTACTTAAATAGTACTTTTTATAACTACACACTAAATATCTCTACAAAGCCATACTTTATTATATCAGGAGAAAAGTACAATGGAAAACAAGAAATTTGAACAATTAATCGATCTCATTATTAATGAAGACGAAGAACAGGCGAAAGAACTGTTTCACAACATCGTTGTAGAAAAATCAAAAGAAATCTATGAGTCTATCATGGAAGACGAAATGAAAGACAGTGATGACTTAGAAGAAGGCATGGGCGGTCAAGTTGGTGATCTTGCTGACGAAGTCCAAGCAGAAGAATCAGGAGTTGCTGAAGATGCTGAAGAAGAAATTGATATAGATTCAGAAGAAGTTTTCGACATCGAAGGTGATGATGATGTAGATGCTACTTTAGACATCGAAGCAAATTCATCTGAAGAAGTAGAAGATGCAGTTGTAAGAATTGAAGACAAACTCGACACATTATTAGACGAGTTTGAAGCAATCATGGCAGACGAAGACGAATTAAAAGGCCGTGATGATGAGATGGATGCAGACTTGCATGACATCGAAGACGAAATGAAAGACCAAGAAGTAGACGTAGACGTTTCTGTTGATGACGAAGAAGTAGTTGCTGAAGCAATTAATCTTCCTAAAGTTACAGCAAAGATGGGAGACAACGGTGAAAACACTAAGTCCCCTGTAGACGCAAACTCAGGTCAAAAAGGAATGGATTCACACCCAGTCGATTTCGACAAAGGTAGTGATGAAAAAGGACGCCCTGCTCCGACTGCTAAAGACGTAGAAGGTGCTTCTTCATTCCAAAACGTACCTGGAAACAACAAAGGACCTAAATTAAGTCCTGCTCCAAAGCCCGTGACATCACAGGGTGAAGGTACAAATACTAAATCTGTAATAGATTAAGGACTGATACAAATGGCTTTGTATCTTAAAGAACACTTATCATTCGACCGTGCCGAAATGATGGTCGAATCGGTAAAAGAAGGTGATTCTAATTTGAAGACTCTTTATATGAAGGGTATCTTCATTCAGGGAGGGGTAAAAAACGCCAATGAACGTGTTTACCCCGTTTCTGAAATCAAAGACGCCGTAGACACACTCAACGAACAAATACAAGAAGGTAATTCTGTATTAGGTGAAGTTGATCATCCTGATGATTTAAAAATTAATTTAGATCGTGTTTCACATATGATTACTAATATGTGGATGGACGGACCTAATGGCTACGGCAAATTAAAGATTTTACCAACTCCGATGGGTCAGTTAGTTCAGACCATGTTAGAGTCAGGGGTAAAACTCGGAGTATCTAGTAGAGGTAGCGGAAACGTTAACGATTTAGATGGCCGAGTCAGTGATTTTGAAATAATCACTGTAGATATTGTTGCTCAACCAAGTGCTCCTAATGCATACCCTAAAGCAATATACGAAGGTCTGATGAATATGACCAACGGACATAAAGTTTTAGAAGTTGCAAGAGAAGCAAGAGGCAATAAACAAGTAGAACGGTTTTTGAAGGACGAGGTAACTCGTCTTATCAAAGATTTAAAAATCGACTAAAATAGAGGGGAAAACAGCATGTTAGATGCTATCAAACCATTAATTGATTCAGGTCTTATTAATGAAGATGTTGCAAGTGAACTAGAAAGCACTTGGAGCACTAAGTTAACTGAGGCTAAAGATCAAGTTCGTGGTGAACTTAGAAATGAGTTTGCACAAAGATACGAACATGACAGAAGTGTGATGGTTGAAGCCCTGGATAAGATGATTACAGAATCTCTCTCAGAAGAAATTAAAGAATTTCACGAGGAGAAGACTGCAATTAACGAAGACCGCGTAAAAGCAAAAATGAAACTTAAGGAAAGTGCGAAGAAATTTAATAACTTTATGGTAACTAAGTTAGCAGAAGAAATTAAAGAACTACGTGCAGACCGTAAGGTTCAGTTGGAAAACCAAGATAAACTTCAAAAGTTTATCACTCATGCATTGGCTAGAGAGATCAAAGAATTTGCTCAGGATAGACAAGCAGTGGTAGAACAACGAGTCAAGTTAGTTGCTGAAGGTCGTACACAATTAGAAGCATTGAAAGAGAAGTTTATTTCTGAAAGTGCCGCAAGATTGAGTAAGTCTGTAGCATCTCATCTTAAAGGTGAGTTATCACAACTTAAGGAAGATATTCAAATTGCTAGGGAGAATAACTTCGGTCGTAAGATTTTTGAAACATTTGCAGGTGAATTCAGCACAACTTATCTTAATGATAAGGCTGAAACACGTAAGATTGTTTCTGACTTGAACGACAAAGAACAAGAACTAGCCGAATCAAAAGTCCGACTTGCGAAAGCAACAAAGATTATTGAATCAAAAGAACGTGAAGTTAACATTATTAAAGAATCTACTCAACGTGAAAAGACTTTAGACAGTTTAGTGTCATCTTTGAACAAAGAGAAGGCTCAAGTGATGCGATCTTTATTAGAAAGTGTTCAGACGCCAAAACTGAAGAACGCATTTGATAAGTATTTACCAGCAGTATTGAACGAAGGAAGTGAAAAGAAATCTGAAAAGGCATCTTTAACTGAATCTGTTTCGACTGCACAAACAGGTAATAAATCTGCCAAGAAAGAACAAGTTAGGGACGAGGATGTTGATAACAACGTCATCGATCTTAAGCGCCTGGCAGGGCTTTAATTTAAACTAGACATAGAAATTTAGGAGAAAATAACCATGTCACAAGTACTCTTAGAAAGCCGTTGGGACGAAACAAAAGACGCCCTACTTGAAGGCTTAAAAGGCACTCGCCGATCAACAATGGGTGTTATCCTTGAAAACACTCGCAAAGGTCTCTTAAATGAGAATGCTACCGCAGGTAGTACCTCTGCAGGAAATATTGCTACACTTAACCGTGTAATCTTACCAGTAATCAGAAGGGTTATGCCTACTGTTATTGCTAACGAACTAGTCGGCGTACAGCCAATGACTG